CGAGCCTATCGAGACGTGTGGGCAGCAGCTGGTGTTTCGACTCGACGCGTGAGGATGACCTACGGAGGGTGTATGATGCCGAGCAAGCCGAGCACGCGGGCCCCTGCCCGTTCTGTCGAGATGGACGGGACCGGTTCCGGGTGTGGCCCTAGCACGTCGATTCCAGAAGCCGGAAGGACTATCGAATGGCAACGCCTGATGCGATCCTCGTCATGCGAAAGCGCGCAAGCATCGAGCCGCCTGAGTGGAATGCGCGCACGAAGCACGACGTGGACGGGATTGCCGAGTCCATTCGTGTCAACGGGTTCCGCGACCCTATCGAGGTGTGGGCAACACAGGACGGCAAGCGCCTACCGGAGCCACACCTGATCGTAGCGGGCGAAGGACGATTCCGCGCCGCCGAACAGATGGGCCTCGATGACGTGCCGGTGGTTGAGTTCGACTTCGACAACCTCGACGCCTGTAAGCGCTACAGCATCGCGAACAACCGCCACACCGACAAGAGCGAGTGGGAACTGGATCGCTTGGTCGAGGGCTTGTCCGCGTTGCCCGATCTCGACGGCACCGGGTTCACGCTGGTAGAACTCGAAGAGTTAGCGTTCTATCCCGACGGCGACAACGCCCTGCTGACCGACGGCGACGACGTTCCCGATACGCCCGACGACCCTATCACCGTGCGCGGCGACGTGTGGATATGCGGCGAGCATAGGGTGATGTGCGGGGATAGCACGGATGCTGATACCGTTGCGGGGCTGCTCCCAGCGGACGTGTCGCTCTGCTTCACTTCCCCGCCCTATTCCGACCAAAGGGTTTACGGCGGGGATGTCAACCTAGCACCTGAACATCTCGCGGGGGTTATCCCGGCGGCATCGCCGTTCTGCAACCTGTTCTGCGTTAATCTAGGCATAGCCCGTCGTGACCACGAGGTGGTTACCTATTGGGACGCCTACATAGACGCCGCCAAAGACGCTGGGTGGAAGTTGCTATCGTGGAACGTGTGGGACCGGACGTTCGCGGGGTCTATATCGCAAGCTACCGCGATGTTTGCTATTGAGCATGAGTTCATATTCGTATTTGGGAGCCCTCGGGAGATTAACAGGACTGTCCCGAATGCCCACGCAGGGCGGGTCAAACATGCGGCGCCGAACACACGCCAGGCCGACGGGTCGATTAGTTCCGCGAAGGAGATTGTATTAGGGACTCACCGGCAGCTTCGGAGCGTGTATCGTGGGCTTTACCAGTCTGGAGCAGGTAATCCGCACCCGGCCATGTTCCCCGCCGCCCTACCAGAAGCATATATCGACGCAGCCACTAACCCAGGGCAATCCGTCTATGACCCCTTCCTGGGCAGCGGCACCACGATGATTGCCGCCGAGAAGCTCGGGCGTAAATGCTTCGGCATGGACATCGAGCCGAAATACGTCGACGTTGCCGTGCGCCGATGGATGAACGCCACCGGGCAAGTCGCCACGCGTGAGAGCGACGGGATGCCGTTCCCCGAGGAGACGCAGGCATGAATTACTACTTCTACCGCGTGAAACGCTGGACCGTGATCGACGGCGATACGCTCGACCTGGACATCGACCTTGGCTTCGATACGACCGTCTCGCATCGGGTCCGACTCATGGGGGTCAACACCCCGGAGTCGCATTCGCGCGCATCCGAGACCGAGCAGGTGAAGGGAGAGGCCGCGAAAGCCTATCTCAAGAACTTGCTCGTCCGTGCTGGTAGGGTCGGGAAAGCCGTCGTCGTCGAGACGCACAAGATCGTCCGGCGAAGTGGCGACGTCGACGAGCGCACCGGCAAATACGGGCGCTACATGGTGACGCTGTGGATCGAGGGCAAGGGCGGCACGATGCAGAACGTGAACCGCGCCCTCGTGGTCAACGGCCACGCCAACGTCTACGTCGGCGGGAAGCGCCCCGACGAGTGGGAATGGCTCGGAGAGGAGCAGCTAGGGTGATTATTCTACAGACTGGCTTTACTGATCCGACGGCTTACGTGGGACTTAAGGTTTCGTGTGCATGCTGTGGGCTTCGGGCGGTGCTTGAGAGCGGGGATATTAGCGTCGGGGCTACGAGCGATTGGCTTTGCCCTGAGTGCCATCAGCCGAATGTTCTCGATGGGCACCCCGCACTGTTCCCGAGTCAACGCGGAGAGGAGGCTGTCCCAGACGGAAGGGTCCTGGGGGAGAGTGCAATGCCGGAGGGGGCTGACTGATGGCAAGGCGTCCGAAACAGTCCGAGCGTAAAAAATTAGGCAGGATACCCAACGCGGTTAAGCTCGCGGTTGCCGCTGAACGATCCGCCGGCGCGTCTAAGCTCTCCGTCGCGAAGAAGCACGACATCGACCCTCGCACGATTTGGCGTTGGGAGCGCGAAGACGACGAATACCGAGCGCACGTAGCCGAGTTCACGTCCGCAATCAAGACGGACGCCTATGCCGAGGCGTTGAACGTGCTACGGCAGGCGCTACGGCCCGAGGACGCGGCGCAGAAGCCTATCCCAATGCACACGCGTCTTCGAGCGGCGGCCATCGTCGTTCAGTCCGCAGACCGGCAGGACCATACGACCGTTGATGTCACGCACGGCGGCTCGATACGCGTGATATCTGTCCCTGAGAGGAAGCGGAATGGTTGATCTGGATCGACTACGCGCCGAAGCCGAGCAGCGGGCGGCGCTCCCACCTGATGCCGCTGAGAAGACGCCACACGGTGTGGGTCGCGCTGCGCGAAGGGCGCACGAGCGGGGCGTGAAGCGCCAGGCACGGAAGGTGCGACGACGAGAGGGGCGGATGAATGGCTAAGGCGCGTTGCTCGCAATGTGATGGGGTGCTTGGATTCGAGTCTCACGGGACCATGTGCCGGTGTTGCTTGATCCCAGGGCCGAAGATGACCCGTCGAGAGCATGACGCCGAGCGGTGTAATCGGTGGCGGAAGTTCCCCAAGGGCATGACCTACATGCTGCGCTATGAGGACGTCCCTGATGACGCGACGTTTGAGGAGCAGGCCAAGCCGTGGACGGTGACCGTGTTCGACGGCGGGGTTGTGGCGCGTTTCCGGACGCAGGTCAAGGCCGAGGACTGGCTGCAAGACAGGGCCGAGGAGTGACCGATGCCTAATGAGTTCTCCGGCTGATGATCGACGCACCCACCATCGCGACGACGCTCGACGAATGGGCGCCGCATCCTGGCCCGCAGTGGGCGTTCCTCGAATCCAACGCGGATGAGGTGCTCTACGGTGGTGCGGCCGGTGGTGGGAAGTCCGACGCGTTGCTCGTCGAGGCCGTTCGCGACATCGACCATCCGGGGTATCGCGGCATCCTGTTTCGCCGCACGTTCCCTGAGTTGAACATGTCGCTGATTGACCGCGCCCGCGACCTCTACGGCGATAAGGGGCGGTATCTCGAAGCGCAGCATACGTGGGTGTTTCCTAGCGGCGCGCGCGTCATGTTCGCCCACATTCAGCGAGAGTTGGACGTCCGACGCTACCAGTCGGCTGCGTTCGCGTTTATCGGCTTCGATGAACTCACGTCGTTCACGCAATACCAATACGAATACATGCTCTCACGGAACCGGAACACGGCCGGGGTCTTCAACCGCGTGCGCAGCGCGACGAACCCAGGCGGCGCAGGGCACTCGTGGGTTAAGTCCCGATTCATCGACCGGCTAGCGCCGTATACGATGCGCTGGTTCGTCCGTGACGGCGCGCATGATGTCGAGGTTGGGGAGACGACCAAGAACGCCCGCTCTCGCCAGTTCATCCCCGCGCGGGTTGACGACAACCCCTCGCTGATGGAAGCCGACCCCGGTTACATGGCGCGCCTGGAAGCCCTGCCCGAGCGTGAGCGGTTGATGCTGCTGGAGGGTTCGTGGTCTGTCGCACATGAAGGCCTGGTTTACATGGAGTTCCGTCCTACGATCCATGTGATAGACGCGTTCCCGATCCCTGACGACTGGATGAAGTTCCGCTCGATTGACTTCGGGTTCAATAACCCCTTCGTATGCCAGTGGTGGGCGCTCTCGCCCGACGACGTGCTCCATCTCTACCGGGAGATTTACATGAGTCACCAACTGGTATCGGACCTCGGGCCGCAGATCAACGAACTGTCGAAGCACGACAAGCGCCTCGTCGGGACGGTCGCGGACCACGACGCGGAGAACCGTGCGGAGCTCGAGGTGAAGCACCAGATCGCGAGCGCGCCGGCGGAGAAGACGATTCGCGAGGGAATCAGCGCGGTCTCCGTTCGTATGCGGCCCGACCCGACGACAGGCAAGCCGCGGATGGTCTTCCACCGGGACTGCACGGTCCACCTTGATCGGCGACTGTTGGCGGCGGGTCTCCCGACGTCTACCATTGAAGAGGCCGGCGTCTACACCTATCCCGGTCCGCGCGATAATCGCAGTCCGGATGAGCTACCGCTTGACGTGAACAACCACGGGATGGACGCCATGCGTTACATGGTGATGCTGGTCGAGAAGCTTCGGACAGGGCGACATCGCTCGCGCAACGTGGAGGGACTGTAGATGCCTGAGATCACAGCACGAACGGCATTCTTAATGGGTGTCCTGGCTGGCTTTAACCTGGGCGGGATCGGCGCGTTCGTATGCCTGCTGGTCGCTACATCGCGCATGACGCGAAGGGGACGCGAATGAGCGGCGGTATGCAGGCAGTGATGACGGCGGTAAGGCGTCCGCGACGCACGGAGCGCGATGTCCTGGCGGACCTGTTCAGCACCGTCAACATGGCACTCGCGACGGGCGACGAGGGGCGCAAGAATCGTGTCACGGAGCTATGTGCGGAGTGGTTCATCGTGAAGCGGCTCGACGTGTCGATCAAGCAGGACGGCGACTCGTCCGCCTTCGTGGAGTTCACTGTATGACGCTGGTTGCCCGGCAGGCGCACCAAATCGCATTGGCGCGAGTGAATGAGGCCCGTGGCTACGCTGAGATGGATGCGGCCTGTGAGGAATGGCTTGCGATGCGCCATCAGTTCCACACGCAGGAGGCCGAGATGGCGCTAGGTTGCAGCGCGTCTACGACTGCGCCATCATTAAGCACGCACCGCCCTAACCCGAAGGCTGATCCAGTGCGTGAGGATTAGGTTCCCGCGACTGTGACGGCACTACCAGCGGAGGCCGCTAGGATGATGCACACGACCGCGACGGATCAGATTGCGAACCGGATGAAGAAGCGCCACAAGGAGTATCAGCGGCTCCGTGGCACATACGACTTTCTCCGATCCGCCTACATGGGTGGCGCGCCCTACCTCGCGAAGAATCTGTTTCGCCTCGAGCCCCGGGAGACCGAATCCGACTTCAAGCGGCGCCTGTCGCGCGCGGTCTACCCGAACTACGTCCGGCCCATCATCCGGACGTATCGCGACCACATCTTCCGAAACGGCGACGGGATCGCGCGTCCCGAGACTGAGCCGACGTATGTCGATTTTCTCAAAGACGTCAACCGGCGGGGCGCGGACGCTAACCGCTTCTGGGGCGGGGTGGTATCGCGCCAACTGCTATACGGATGGTCCGCTGTCCTCGTGGACATGCCCCAGGATCAGGTCGACATCCAGACGAAGGCCGACCAGATAGCGGCGGGCATCGTGCCGTATTTTGTCCACATATCGCCGCGCCAGATCGTGGACTGGAAGCTAGACGCTGACGGGGCCTTTGAATGGGTGCGGATCGAGGAGACCCAGAGCGTCGCCCCGACGCCGCTCGATGAGCCGGTGGACGTGATGCAATGGCGCGTCTGGACACGCGAGTCATGGATGGTAGTCACCGACCAGGGAGAGATCACGAGCCAGGGGGATCACCCGCTAGGCGTCGTGCCGCTCGTGATAATGCGCTTCGAGGAGCCGGAAGAGGACGACCATGTCAACGAGCTTGCGGGCGTCAGCTTCATGGACGACTTCGCGAGAATCAACCGGATGCTGGCGAACAAGGTCAGCGAGGTTGACGGCTTTCTAAGCAAGAACATGCTGCAAATCCTGACCATCGCGGTCTCTACCCTGTCCCAGATGTCTACCGACGAGGGCGGCGCCCAGCCGTTCAAGGACGGGTCAATCCTTGAGTATCCCGCCGAGGGGGACGCGCCGTCGTTCATCGCGCCCGACGTGAGCGGCGCTGACCAGTGTTTCGCCCATATCCAGCAGCTACGGTGGGAGTTGTTCCGGCTCGCGACCCAGAAGGACATCCGGGCCGAGGGCGCGATCAACTCGGCGCAGTCGGGTGTGTCCAAGATGGTTGACTTTGAGGAGCAAAACGCGGTCCTTGCGTCACTCGCGGACAGCCTCCAAGTCGCGGAGCAGTCGGCGACCGCGCTTTGGTTCCAGTGGCAGGGGATGGATGTCAAGGCGTCCGAAGAGATCGACTACCCGGACAACTACAACCTCCGCAGCCTTAACGATGACATGGCGGTGGCGGTGAATTTGCGGGACGTCTACGGGACGGCCTCGCCGACGTTCCTCGCTACCTACCTGTTCGACCTGGCGCAGCGCATCACCGACGACATGGACGCCGCGACGGCGGCGATCGTCTTGCAGGAGTTGAAGGACAACCTGCAAAATGCGCAGGACGAAGTCGCAGCGCTCGGGCGCGTGGGCGCAGACGGGCTCGAGGAGAGGCCCTTCGCGGACGCGGTCGAGGATGAGGACCAGGGGGCTAACGTGTGAGCGCTGCTCGCGGGTTGAACGCTTATCACGAGGCCTTATTCGATGCCCGTATGCGCGCGCTGGGGCGAACCCTGTCGACGGTAGGGGCGACGCGAAACGCCGTGCACAAGGCGTGGGTGGATACCGCGAAGATTCTCGACGACGGGCAAATAAGCGGGCTACTGGCGCAGCGCGTGGCGCGTAGTAGAATGCGGGCGTTGGAGAAGGTCTGGAACGAACTCGGCGAGGAGCTAGCCGACAGTATCGTCGACGAGATCAAGGACACACAGAAGGATGTCCCTGGGAGCTACCAGTCGGCGACGTCGCGCATCGTGACGGCAAACAAGGTGCGGATCGACCCGACCTTTTCGCACGTCCCACGGCTGGCGTTGGAGCAGTTCATCCAGCGCACATCCGTCACCGGCACGCCGTTGGTCCTGTCTCCTGGTGTCTGGTCCGCGGATCAGGTTCAGAAGATCGAGTTGAAGATAGCGGCCGGTATCGCGCGTGGGCAGTCGGCGAAGTCTCTCGGGCTCGACCTAGAGAAGCACGTTCTCGGTGGCAAGGGCGCGGGTGGCATGAGTGTCAGGGCGAAGGCTGAACGCCTGGCGCGCACGGAGATCAACACGGCGTATTGGGAAGCCTCGGCGCTCTCGGCGGCGTCATCGTCGATAGTCGAGGGCCAGCGGTGGAATCTCTCGACGTCACATAAGCTGTGGGACGCGTGCGACATGATGGCGTGGAACGCGTCATACGACCTCGGACCCGGCATCTACCCTACCGGCACGCTCCCACCGAAGCCGCACCCCAACTGCATGTGCTGGCTCGAAGACGTGCTCCGCGACGTTGATGATTGGGAGAAGCCGCGGCCGCCGCAGCCGCTGAACCCCCCGGCGCTCGTCATCCATGAAGACGGCCTGCCTGCGCGAATACGTGGCAAGATCGGCGCTGGCGGTGAGTGGGCGCCCAACGACCTCTCGCAGTGGGTTGAGGGGCGCCCTATTTCCGAACGTCTCCACCTGACGGCGCGCATGGCCGCGAACGCGGGGCAACTGTCAACCGAGCTATTCCACGCGGGCGGTATCAAGGCCAACATGTGGCAGGACGCGTTACAGACGGCGACCGTCGAGGGGAACATCCCGAGGCCGCGACGGCGCGCACGAGAAGGGTCGTAATGGATAGCCACGCCTATTCCGTCGCCGCTGGGCTCCCGACCGACGCGCTCGCGTCCGCGTTCCTATCACGGATAGGGACAGACCTTCTCCCGGTCTCCGAGGTCGCTACACGCCTGGATCGGACGCCTGAGCGCGTGGGGCAGATGATACGCGCGGACCTGATCCCGGCGATTCATGTATCGCTCAACGGTCGCGGCGCTTATCTCGTCTGTGCATCTGACCTGGCACGTTGGTGTGACTCCGAGAAGGCTTCTGTCGTAGTATAGTTTCGATTGAACGAAGTGGTATCCTTGCGTTATATGACTACTGAACGGGTTTAGGGTAAGGGGCGGCGCGCGTTCCTTGAGCGGGACGCGCTGCTTGCCCCGTCGCTCAACCCATAACCCACGGCCGACGGGCCTCACAACGGAGGAACGCATGTTCCTAAGAAACCTCGGGCGCTTCCTACGCGGGGCGTTCTGGATCAAATCCGCTCACGCCGATGACGGGGATAACGCCGACCCCACTCCGACGCCAGGCGGTGACGGCGACGACGCGAGCAAGACCTTCACCCAAGCGGATATAGATCGAGTAGTCGGTGAACGGCTCGCACGAGCCGAGGCGCAGTTCGCCACGAAGCATGAGCTGGACTCCCTCAAGGCAAAGGCCTCGGAGCTAGACGCGCTACGTGGTGAGGCTGCGAAGAAGGAGCAAGCGTCGAAGGACGCCGCGCTGGTAAAGAGCGGTGACCTAGACAAGCTCCGGACCGACTACGACGAACGACTCCGCGCAAAAGACACGGCGCTTGAGACGAGTCAAAAACTCTTCGAGGCGACGCTTCTCGACACGTCCACGCAGTCTGCGATGGCGGCGGTAGCCGACCAACTCCACGAGGGGGCGTCGGAGACCTTCGCCGAGAAGCTACGTGGGCGGCTCGGTGTGACCTTCGATCCGGAGACGCGGCGCGCTACCGTGTATCCACTCGGAGAGAGCGGGGAGAGAGCATACGACGCCTCTGGCAATCCACTGACGATTGATGCTACGGTCGCGGGACTACTGAAAGCGCATCCGTTCCTCGTGAAGCCCGCTAAGGGGGGCAGTGGCTCGACGCCAACCCCTAGCAGCCCACCGTCGGACGGACTGGACGCGCTCCGAGATCGGGCGGCTAAGAAGCCCAACCGGGAAAACCTGGCCGCGCACCTCGGGGCACACATCTCGCAGGTTACCGAGTAGCAGTCGTCTCTCTTAGGAGCAGACTGGCATGGCATTCTCAGGGAAAGCCACATACGCAGCCTTCTCGGTAGAGGTGCAGAAGGACGTCTCCCCGACGATCTCTCTTCTCTCACCGAGGGCGACCCCGTTCCTCGACTTCATCGGCGACCCGGCGCGCGCGGGCAACGTCGCGGTGGGTTCAACTGAGCACATCTGGCTCGAAGATGAGCTCACGCCTAACTTCACCCTGACTGTCTCGACCGCTATCAACTCCGCGACGGCGGCGACGGGGATTCAGGTCAACGGCTGGGGAGCCCGCGTCCAAGAGGGGGACATCCTACGCCTCGGCGGTTTCGACACGACGGAGGAGCACCTCGTCGTGACCAGCGCGGTCGGGGTCAACTCGATCCTCGTGTCGCGTGCCTTTGGCGGGACTACGAACTACTCGCTAGCAGCGGGTGGGACGTTGGGCTTCGTCAGTAACGCAAAGCTGGAAGGTGAGGAT